CCCCCACGACTGTGGACAGTGCCACGAAGAGATCGCCGACGTGCAGGATGTTGGTGGCAAAGGCGCCCACCACGGTCACGGCCGCGCCGAACACTCCGGCCACGACCTCGAAGACCTGCCAGATGCCGGTGAGGATCACGCCGATCACACTGCCGACAAAGTAAAGCGCCGTCCCGATGCCGTTGACGGCTTCCTGGACAGCGCTGCTGTTCATGATGTTGGAGATCGCGTCCCCGATCGGCTTGAAAGCCCTCACGGCCATGTTTTTGGCCTGCTGGGCGACGTCCCCGAAGGTCTTCGGTATCTTCTGGAACTCCGCGTCGATGTCGCCCGCGGCCCCGAGCATGGCGGCCTTGACGATGTCGGACGTGACCTTGCCTTCCGCGGCGACCTTCTTCAGCTCGCCTACGGAGAGGCCCATATACTGCGCGATCCGCTGGGCGATCTGCGGGGCGTTGGACATGACGATGTTGAGGTCCTGGCCCCGCAGCACACCAGTGGAGAGTGCCTGAGTGAGGTTATACATGGTCGAGGAGATGCCGGTCGCGTCCGTGCCGGCGATCTTGAACTGCTTCTGCATCGCTTCCACGAAGGCCGTCGCCTCGTCCATGCTCTTAAAGGTGTCGCCCGTCTGGGACTTCAGGGCGGCCACGGTGCCCATCATCTCCTGGTACGATCCGCGGGACCGCTGGGCGGCCTGATAGATCATATTCTGGACCCGCGCCGTCTCCTGCATATCGCCGGTGATGCCGTTGATGCGTGCCTGGACCTGCGTCAGCTGGTCAGACAGCTGCACGGCAGCCTTGACCGTCTGGAAGGTCGCAAAGGCTCCCGCGGCCTGCAGCGCCATCTTGCGGAGCGCTCCTGCAGCCCCGCCGGCGTTCTGCATCTCCTGCGTGATCTTCCGCAGCGGCGACGTGGCCTTGTCTACGATCTCGAATACCTCATGGATCCCAGCCACGAGCTCACCTCCTTACTTTCCGTTCCGTGATTTCATTTCCTTGAGCGCCATCTGCCAGCAGAGGGCGACCTCCCGGTCGCTCATGTCGGCGACGACGCTCGGCGGCGTCCCGTGATTCACGAACATGTAGTAGCTCAGCGCCACGTCACGGGAGTCGCCCTCTATCAGTTTTTTGCCTCTTCCTCATCCCGGAGCAGGCTGTCGGCGTCGAAGCCGTTGAGCTTCATGATCTCGCCGACCAGGGCGCTGTACTCTCCGGAGAGCAGCATCTTTCCCGGCACCAGCATCGGGTCGAGCACGCCGTAGGTCTCACACATCCGGCTGTCCCGGAAGTCCGGCTGGACGGTGCACTCCACGATCAGGGCGTTGGTGTACGCGGACGTGTCGAAGATCTCCGTCGTCGTGCCGTTGACCAGCTTACGCCGGGTGTACTTTTTGATGAGCTGCGAGTTTTCGCCCTGCGGGATCGTCTTGATCTCGAAGGGGACAGGCTTCCCGTCCTCGCCGACGAAACGCCTTGAAATCTCTACCTTTTTGGTCTCTTCCACCGCGATAGGGTGGAGAAAAGCTTCTAAAACTCCCATGTGATTCAGTCCTCCTTGATTGTGTGACCGTGACAACTGTGACAGCCGTGACGGGGTTTCCTTACGCGTGTATACGCGCAGGCACACGCACGCGCCTCGCGCGCGCATATATGTCTAATATCTCTAATCTGATTACTCTATTAGAGAATCTGTCACAGCTGTCACTGTCACGGGTAAAGGGTCTTTTCCGGTCAGCCGCCCAGCTGCTCCGGGTCGTGGAACGCGCGCAGGACTGCGACGTCGGTGAAGGAAAAGCTGACCTCTTCCTCCAGCCACTCGGCGTCGGCGTCAAGCATCGCGATCGGGACCTTGGAGAGCTTGCAGTTGTAAAGAACGACGATCTGGGCGCCCACAGAAGTGGACGGGTCGTCGTTGACGATCTGCAGGGAGAAGTAGGGCAGGCGGCCCGTCTTCCGGTACTCCTGCAGCATCTCGAGGAAGTACGGAGTGCCGTAGTAGATCGTCATGGTACCGGTCTGCGTCACGCCGGTGGTCTTTTTCTGAACCAAGGTCGTGCCGATGACCTTGAAATCGGATTCCTGGAACTCCGCGTCCGCCTGGATCTTCTTGGCGCCGAAGAGCTCATGATTCCGTCCCTCTCTGGTGAGGATCGCCTTCCCGGACTTGCCGTTAAGGGCGTCCCGTTCAAGCAGGAAGCTCATACGTCATCTCCTTTCTCATGCCGCGGTCAGCGCCGTGACGCTGACGGTGACGGACATGTAGATCTTCTCGATGCTGTCGACCGGCTGGATCGCGACGTTGATCAGCACGCTGTCGATGCTGTCGCCGGCGAGGACTTCGACGTCATCCGCCACGAAGTTCTGGATCCCGCCGTTGGCCTGCATCTCGTTGAGGTAGCCGACCAGCCAGCCGCGGAGCAGGCTCCGTCCGGTGTCGTCGTTGTTGACCTTGCCGATGTAAAAGTTTGCGAAATGCTCGTAGGTATCATTGCAGAGCTGCATGATCACGCGCATCACGCGGTTTTTCTGGAACTCGGCGCCCTCGGTCGGGGTGACCGTGGTCTTGGTGTTGATGTCGCTGCAGACCTTGACGATGTTGAAGTCGTCGATGAAGCAGATCTGACCGGCGGCGATGGCCGCTGCGGCCTGGTCGTCCGTCAGCTTCGGGTTCGCCTCGACCGCGGTCGGGTACTGCGCATAGGTCAGGGACTGATAATACAGGGCGCCGGCTTCGGCTCCTGCGAGCCACCAAACGACCTGCTGCGCGTCCAGGACAGACCCGTCTGCCAGCTTGACGCCGTTCAATGCGGAGATCACGTACTTTGTGTTCTGGCCCGGGAAGTTTCCGATCACGAGCTGGCACTTCCTGCCGACAGCCTCATTCATGCGCTTGATAAATGCCACGTACGCGTCAATCACGGTGGACGTGCTGCCGTCATACGCGAGGATGTCAATGCGGTACGGCTCGATCGCGGTCAGGAAGGCCGCGTCGTCTGCCACGGCGACAGTCGGATCGACGCCGCCGGCCAGCGCCGTGCCCGCGGTAGTGGAGAGCCCGTTGCCGCTGAAAGTGACCCACGCATTTGCGACCAGGTCAGATGCAGCGTCCACGTGCTGGGTGTCGACCACGGCGCCGTCCACGACGGTCTGGACGTCAAAGAAGCCTTCCTCGTCCGGATCCGCGATGACCGCGATCGTGATGTCGTTGCCGCGCACGCCCTCATAGAGCGCGGTCGCGGTCAGGCTGCCCTCCGTAGCGGATGCCTTGACGCCGCCCGTGCCGGCGTAACGGTACAGGTAGATCTTGCTCGGTCCGGCGGTCACGTCGCTGCCGCGCATCATCTCGCGCAGGAACTGCCCCTCGTCGCTGCCGATGCTGTAGCCGATGTACGGCGTCACGTCCTGCCCGGGAGTGATCTCCTGGACAGCGCCCAGCGGGCCCCAGGACAGCGCCTTGGCGATCGCCACGACGCCCTTGGTGCCCACGTTGGCCGCGACTGCCGGCTGGCTCTTGACGTTGATGTAAACGCCGGGGATCTTTTTGTTCTGGGATACCCAGGTTCCTCCAGCCATAGTCTTAAACTCCTTTCTCGAGTGCGGCCTCGATGGCCGCCTTAGCCTCTGCGATGCTGTACTCGGGCTTGGTCAGGATCACCCTGACAAAGTCCTGCTGGTAGCCCGCGAGAGCCTTGGATCTGATAAGCCACTCCGTCACATACCGGACATCGTGGTCAGTCGTCTTTGATTTGGACATCTGTCTCCTCCGTCTGCATAGGTGTAGCCGTCACCGGGCGGGATACCCGCTGGGAGATCCTCAGCCTGTAGTGCAGCTCCTGGTCCTCGATGCTGTAATCGCGCTCGTGGGTGTGCAGCGGGACAGGATCCTCAGCGGACCCGTCCGAATACGGCACCATTTCGAGCACGTCGTCCAGCGTGTCCGCGATGCTGTAGAGCTCCGCGTTCCCGTTCGGGGTGTTGCGCTCCTGCACGTAGACGATGTCGAGCGATATGTTACGTAGGTCACGCGCAGACAGCTGGTCGCGGATGTCCGACGGGCGGAGGAAGACGTAAAAGCACGGGTAGCCGGACTTCTGCTGAGTCGGGCTGTCGTGGACCGGAGTGCCGGGGAAAGCTGTTGCCAGCTGTGCCGCAACGCTCCTGATCAGGTAAGGGATCGAGTAGATCATGACAGTGCCCTCCTCACTTCTATGGCGAGCATCCGCTTGACCTCGCTCTTATACTTATCCTTCGCCCTGTCGACCATGTAGTGGCCGGGGACATAGCCCGTGTGGACGCCGACCATGAGCCCGCCGTCTCCGGCAGGCTTTCCGACCAGCATCCCGCCCTCCACCGCGAGGTGGGACGTGAAGTGCCTGTCCATCCGGTGCCCCTGATCGACATAGCTCGCATACTGCATCTTGTTGTTGAGCTCCGTCTTTCCGTGCACCGGGCGCGTGACGCTGTCCAGCGTCCAGTGCTGCGCGAGGTCCCCGGTTCGGGCATTGACGCCCGCAATAGCCGCTCCGCCGTTCGGCGGGGTCGCTTCTGTCGCGGTGTCGACCGCCGCGATGGTGGCCGCTTCAGCGACCTTATTGATGATCCTCGGGACATCCGCCTGCGCTTTCTTAAGCTCCGCGAGCCTCCTCTGGATGTCTGCACCGAATGTCGCCATGGCCGTCCCTCCTTACACCACGTTGTCCGCGTGGATCCCGACCTCCATGTGCTCGAGGCCGGTGGCCGCAGCGCCCACAGGATCGAAGTAGAGGACAGGCTGGGAGGCGATGTACCGGACCGGCTTCGTCTTCCGGCCCAGCGCTCCGCCGCGCGTCACAAGGAGCTCGTCGCCCGCCTGGATGTCCGCATCCACCGCGCAGGCGAGCTTCTCATCCCCATAGACCGCCGAGGCGGCCTGCCTGAGGTTGAGGTTGTTCTTCTGCGGCGCGTAAACGCGGCACGGGACAGCGGACGCCACCAGGACGCGCTCAGGACGCACCAGGGCGCCGTCAGAACCGTTTTTCACACGGTACACGTCCATCAGGTCCGTGAACCATCCGGAAAGCTGATACATGCCCCCACCTCCTTCAGATCGCGTACATGCCGGCGATGCCGATCATGCGCGCCATCGTGGCGAGCTGGGAGCCGTAGCGGGTGAGGTTCCATGCGCCCCACCGCTCGGTGCCGGCATTGGTGGCCGCGTTGTCGTAGCTGAGCGACGTGTCGCCCAGTGTCGCGGTCTTGACCGTGCCGACGTTGGCGCTGTTGCCCGCAGTCGCAGCAGGCGTGGAACCGTCCGCGTAGGTCTGCAGGCGGAGCGCCGCAAGGTGGGCGGTAAACAGCCCCGCCGCCATCCGCCAGTCCTGCCCCCAGCGGGACGGGATGACGGAAGCGTTGGCGCTGTCGATCATCCGCTGCAGCATCGCTTCCGGCAGCATCGGCGTGTATTCCCCCTGCCCGGGAGACATTACTGCGTTTCTGGCATAAAATTCGGGAAAATCCTCCTGGAACTGCTCCAGCGTGTAATTCCCGGCCTCTCCCGGCCCGGGGATGTTTGCGGCCGTCCGGCGGACTCCTGCGAAGAGCGGGACCATCGGATTTGCCGGTACCCCGTCAAAGGGCCACATAAGCGCCTCCTTACTTCTTCCGGGTCTTCTTCGCCGGTGCGTCCGGGCGGATGTCTGCGGCAGCCTGAGCGGCCTTAGAGACGTCGTCCGCCTTGTAAATCGCCTTGTCCGCAGTGGACTCCGGGGTCATGATGTCGCCGCCCCTCACGGCCGCCTGGAAGAGCGGGTGATCCGCGAGGCGGTCCGGGGCGTCGCCCATGAAGTCACGTGCGACCGGGACGGTCGAGCCGTCGGGGAATCGGAAGAGGAAATTCTTTTTAGACACGATGAACATTGTGATTCGTCCTCCTTATCAATCAAAAAGGGAGGCTGTACTGCCTCCCTTTCCTGGTCGTTCCGCCGGATCAGATTCCGTCGGTATAGAGAATCGTCTCCGGATAGAAGACCTCAGTCTCGGAAACGTTGCCAGCGTAAGCGGTGTCATAGCTGAAGCGCTCCGCATTCGGCGTGGTCATCGCTCTGGTGAGCGGGACCAGCTCGTCGACCGCGACGAAGCGCTCCTTGTTGCAGTAGGTGACCATGCGGTCAGTGCCGCCGGCGCCTGCACCAGCGCACCATGCGGTCGCGCCGATGAACAGGTCCACGCCGTAGTTCTTGGCGACGTTGTTCTCCAGCAGGAAGGTCAGGATCGTCTTCTCCGCGATCTGGCTGACCTTCGTGGTCGCGATGTAGTTATACTGCTGATACGGCATGATGATGTGGTTCGGGACCGCATCCAGGTCATAGCCGGCAGCTGCCCACGCGGTCAGGATCGCGTTGTTGATGTCAGCCAGGATCTGGTCCGGGGTCAGGGCGGAGAAGTTGCCGGTGGCGGAAGTGATCGTAACATCGGCGTTGTTCATGAGGCCGGTGGTGCCGTACTTCGCGAAGCCTGCATAGACATTCTCGTCCATATGCTTGTCGTACGCCATTCTCAGGCCGTCACGGAGCAGCTGGTCGATGTTGCGGCCGGTCATGTTGCCCTTCTGCATGTCGATCCAGAAGACGCGGGTGCCCGCATAGATCGCGTGGGTCTTCCAGAGGTCCTTGCCGAAATCAGCCTGGACCATCGGGATGCCGTCAGCAGAGCCGGAAGCGACCATGCCGTCGCCGGAGCCGCCGGTGAGACCGTAGCCCACGTTCATCGCGCTCACAAATTCAGCCCAGCCTCCGCCGACGCGGACCGGGATGTCGCGGCTGTACGTAAAGCTGGTCAGCGGGGTGCGGACCAGCATATCTCTCTTTTCAAGCTCGGAGGTCAGGAAAGCCTGGCCGGATGCAATGCCGGCAGCATCCATCGCGAAGGGCTTGGACGCTCCGGACATGGTGTTGAGGGTGGTAGCACCAACATTCTTAAATGCCATGTCTTATCTCCTTTCTGTCTGTCGATCAGGCGTGCAGGGTCTCGAGGATGCGGATCTCTGCGACGCCGTTGGCGTCTGCATCGCCCTTCCACTTGACGTTGGTGAGCTTAACAGTATTGGTGCTGTCTGCCGCCGCCTCGAAGCCGCCGACGACTGCGTTCGGAAGAGAAGCGTTTGCGGTGATACGCAGGTAGACGTCACCGTCGACCGCTGCGGTGCCATTCTGGCAGATGACGTTGACGCAGCCGCGCTTGATGACCGGGACAGCGTCATACTGTGCGTAGCTGCCCACGTTCTGGTTGAGGTAGTTCAGCGCGCTCTTGACTTCGCGGACTGCGACGCCCACGAAAGCGCCTGCGGTGTCGCCGGTGGCTGCGGTACGGACCGCGCCGCCAGTGCCGTAGACGACGCCGGCGCCGAAGGCGATCGCGCCTGCTGCCGGGTGGGTATCAATGATGGTGTCGGGCTGTCTGCTGTAGGATCCAGCGAAGCCATGCTGCAGGGTCTTGCCGATGATCTGATTCTGCATGATCATTCTCCTTTCTTGATATGCGGGTTCCGGGCGTCATAAGCCGCCTGGATGGTGTCGATGTCTGCCTTCGGGGACTTGGAAGCCTTCGTGGCCGCGTTCTTCGCCGCGGTCTGCACGATCTTTGCGGTGTCGCTGTCCTGCGCGGAACCCGGACGGACGACGCCCAGGAGCGCATCCGTCACGGCCTTACGCTGGGTGGCGTCGGTGATGCCTGCGATGCTGGGCCTCATGGCAGAGATCAGAGCCTTCGCGGTCGCTGCATCCATCGTCCCGCAGTCCTCTGCGGGCTTCTCCTCGTCCATCTCCTCAGCGGGGACGACGTGGGCCTCCTCTTCCTCAGCAGAGGTCTCGTCCTCGGCTCCGGGTGCCGGGGCGGGCTCTTCGGCGGGTGCGGTCTCGGGGGCCTCGTCGGCCTCTCCCTTGATCTCCGCGCCGATGGTCTCAAGCGCCTCGTCCAGCGGATCCTTCTCCTCTTCCTCTGCGGGTTTCTCTTCTTCGGGTGCCTGCGGCTTAAGCGCCGCGATCACTGCGTCAGCGATGGCCTTGGCCAGCGCGTCGGCGTCAATAGCCGGGGCCGCTGCAGGCGCTTCGTCCTTCGCGTCCTCTTCCGGTACAGGCTCGCCTTCCGGCTCATGCTCCGGAGCGGTGTCCTCGTCAAAGACGGAGGCAGTGTCGTCAGCCATGCGGCGGACTTCCTCCTCCGACCTGCCGTTGGCAGCGAGCCCGAAGAGATGCAGCAGTGCATTGGTCTTGCTCATAAAGCTCTTCCTTTCCGGCGGGTTGTCCGCCTTGCTGTTTGTATTTGAGTCCATGATCGCCGCCCGCGCGCCCGCTCTGCCCGAGCTCACGAGGGCTACATGGTTGCCTCTGATGTTTCTCTGGGTCATGGTGCCGTCGGGATTCTCCTCCCACTCGCACCTGTACCCACAGGAGATCTCCCGCTTGCCGTCGCGGATCTCCTGGATCGTTCCCGCGTCGTGGACGTGGATGTCTGCGACCAGGTAGTCTTTCCACTCGCCGGATCCGCGCCGGACGTTCTGCACGTGGCCCTTGGCGTAGGCCGCGGCGTTGTCTGCGTCCAGCAGGACGGGCGGGTGGTCGTCCGTGAAGGGCTTGCCCTCGAAGGACGCGATCGCCGCGTCGCTGAAGACCTCCTCTTCCGGGCGGATGACCGTCACCATCTGCTCCTCCGGCTTGTCCACCTCGGTGCCGAGGTATTCCTGCTTCCCGGTCCGCGCGATCGGCACGTTCCGGCAGATCAGGAAGCCGTCGCCGGTCTCCAGCTGGTTCGGGCTGATCGTGTAGCCGTAATATGAAATAGCCATTGTCAGTTACCTCTCTTCCGGTACTCAGCCAGCCAGGCCTTGTACTTCTCGTCGTCTGCCTGCTTGTGCTTGAGGAAGGTCGCCATAGATCTCGGGAAGCCCTCGACGCCGGCCCTGGTGTAGCGCTCGAACTGGTCGAGGTCGCGCCTGTAAGCGGCACGCTGGCGCTCCTTGTTGCGGTACGCCTCGATCTGCTTCTCCGTCCGCGGGTCGTTGGTCTTGGGATTCGTCTCGAAGGATGAGAACTCCCGGGCCTGTCGGATCTCCTCGTCTGTCTTGTAGTCCTCTGTCCAGCGGACCAGTGAGTGCTGGCAAGACGGATGAATATTCAGAAAAGTGTTGCTGAGGTCGTTTGGCCCCGCCGGGTCCATCTTCCCGAAGGCCGCAGCCAGCGGCGGGTAGTTGGGGTTCATCCCGCTCTTGCTGTAGACGCGGCCCTCGTAAACCGCGCACAGCGGACAGGTGCTCCCGATCTCCTTGATCTTCCAGAGGTCATGGTCGTCGGCCGTGAGCACCGCTGAGACCTGCGCCTGCCTGACGGTCGTGCGGACCGCCATGGCGCCGTAGGCGCTCAGGCTCCACTCCCGTCCGGCCTTGTCCACGAAGGCCGTGATCCCGGCCGTCTGCAGGTTCCGCATGACCTCCTCCACCGTGGAAAGCGACCCGCGTCCCATAGTCTCGGAAACGATGGCGCCTCGCAGGACGCTCTGCCTGTAGAAATCCGGCGCCGTCGGCCCGAGGATCTGTGTCTCCGCACTCTGGTAAGCCGTCTGCGCCATCTCCTGGACTTCTCCCATGAGATTGTCCACGAGCTGCTCCGCGACCCTGTCGCGCTCCGCAGCGCCTTCCGTCATGCCCAGCGCGTTCTCGTACCCCTTTTTGGCTCCCTCGCCTTTGTAAAACTCGTGCTCGATCGCCAGCGGGACATACTTGGCGGATTTATCGACCATCTGCTGGATGGTCTTCCGGACGCGCCTCAGCGCCGCCAGCTCCGCATAGTCCACATATCCCTGCGTCCGCTTCCTGGCGATCTCCTGTATGATCCGGCGCTCCGTTGACTGGTAAAGCTCCAGGAGCGCCTGTGCCGCCGCGTTCCTCGACGGTGGGGCGATCCTCGACGCCATTACTCAGCGGCCTCCTCCGTGCCGGCAGGCGGCTCAGGCGAGGGATTAAAGAGGCCCGCCATCGGGTCCGCCATCTGCTGGGTACTGGAGTACATGACGCCCTTGCCCTCGCCGATCAGCTGGTCAGTGATTGCGTCGAAGGCGCCGGTCTCCTCGCTCATGCCGTGGAGCTCGCGCCGTGCGGTCTCCTGGTCGATGAGGTCGGACTGGTACGCGGTCACGATCGCGCCGGTGCGCTTCTGGATCACGTCCGCGTTGTCGATCGGGGAAGCCGTCTCCATGGGCTCGAAGTCGATCTCGAGGTCGTCCGGGATGCGTCCCCACGCGGAGAGCGCCAGGATCGGCAGGAGCTTGTCCAGGATGCTCCGGACGGTGGTGTCCCGGATGCCGTCGATGTAGTCGTTATAATTGCGCATGTCGCTCTCGCCGGTGGCGTTCATGCCTGCCGGGGAGCGCCCGAAGAGCTTGGTGACCGGGATCCGCGCCGCGCCCGCGACGTCCATCATCATGCGGTCGTACACGTCCGCGAGGCCCGCGAAGGTGTACTGGTGCTGGTGCATGACGTCGCCCTTGTTGACGATCCTGGTGCCGAAGTTGGACTCCATCATGGACTGCGCGGCCATGACGTTCCAGAAACGCCGCTGCATCTCGGTGTTGGCCGTACCGAGCAGCTGGTCGAGGCCGTCGGTCTCCATGTAGGTCACGTTTGCCCGGAAGGTCAGGCCCGCCATGTTGGCGGCCACGTTGTCATGTCTCACGATGTCCTGGTAGACTGCTTCGACCTCGGACTCGCCCCAGTACAGCTCCGTGACCTTCTCGAGCCACGGCAGCGCGCGGCCTTCGAAGCGGATCACACGGCTGTGGTGGACGTTTGCGACCATCTGGCCGCGCTCCTCGTCCCGGACCGTATACCAGGCAGGAAGGCCGAAGTCCGAGTCCTCCGGATCCGTCACCAGCTCGCTGGAAGGGTAGATCCCGGTCCAGCGGTCGAGGATCTGAAGGCCGAGGAAGCTGTCAGGCATGATCGTGTCAAGGTCGAGTGGCTGGCTCATGTCGTCCTGTCCCTTGATCAGAATGATCCCGGCCGCGCCGCCGTACAGCCGCGCCCAGTACATGCCCTCGAGGAGCTTGTCCCGGAGCTGTGTCTGCCGCTCCAGGCGCCGCAGCTTGTCGATGTACTGCGGGTCGATGGCCGTCTGTACCTGGTACCACTTCCTGAGCGCGTCGTCCGGCACGAGCTGGACGATGTTCTGCACGATCCAGTTCTCGCGGTACAGCGTGGTCAAAAGCTGGTAGTTCTGCGTCATGCGGGTCGGGACGTACTGCGTCGCCTGCGTCAGGTCGAACGTCCCGAAGCCGAGCCTTGCGGCGGGGTTCGAGAAGGCGTCCATCACTGTTTTATTTTTTCTACGTCTGCTCATGCCGCCGTCTTCCTCCAATCAGGCAGGACCGTGTTACTGTAGTACCGGAGCGCGTCCGGTCCGTGGTCCTGCATCTTTACCGGTTTCTCGTCGCCCTTCTCGGCGGCCTTGTCATCCCAGACATAGGACTTGAGCTCCGCGATCAGGCCGGTACAGCGCCGGTGTATGTGCAATCTCTGGCGATAAAAAAGGCTCGAGACGTCGCGGATCCCGTCGAGGACGTCGTTGTCTCCCTCCTTGACGTAGAAGCCGCGCTGCCTGAGCTCTGTGATAAAACTCTTTGCGGACGGGTCGACCACGATCATGCACTGATCGGCGGCCGCCGGTCCCATAAACTCCACCATGGCGTCCGCGTACTGGGCGTCGGTCATGTTGGGCGCCCCGGACCTCATGGCCTCCTCAGACCTGCTGTCCCAGCGCCACTCGTTATCGACCCAGATGTCCCGGCCGTCGTCCCGGATGTCCAGGAAGACGCACGGGTTGGTCGTGCCGTAGTCGACGGCGATCGTCCGGACCGAGGTGCTGTAGAGCGCCACCGGGCGGCTGTCGTCGTCGTACAGGTTGACATCGGAAAAGGATGTATAGATAAGGCCCTCGGCGACCGCCCAGAGCCCTTTGATATAGCGGAGGTAGAACACCCCGCCGTACATTCGCTTGTACCTGTCCTTGACCTTCGCGGACAGGCTGAGATTATCCTCCATCGTGAAGTGGAGGTACAGCAGGCGCTTCTTCACGCGCTGGTCGATCCAGTGAAGTTTGAACCAGTGGAGCGGCCCGCGCGGGTTGCAGTTGAACCACATCTTGGAACCTTCCACGGACAGACGGCCGGTGGCCTGGTCCACGAAGCTCTCAGGCATGAGCGCCACCTCATCGAGATAGCACCCGGCTGCCGTGATGCCCTGTACCAGGTCCTGGCTGGCTTCGTCTTTACCGCCGAAGATGTAAAAGTAATTCGTCACGCCGTTCCGCGTGATCGTCAGCAGGTTCTCACTGCGGAGATCCTCCAGCTCGTAGCTCCTGGATATCATCATGCTTTTCAGCGGTGCCAGGACGTTCCTGCGGAAGGATCCGACGGTCTTGCCGGCCATGATGAAGTTCTCGCCGGAGAAGGTCACCATCGCCCAGATCACGAAGGACAGCACCATCGCAACGGTCTTCCCGGATCGGATCGCCCCGTCCGCGATGATCCCGTCCATGTCGTGGTACTTCTTATCCGGGTGCCACCAGTTGAGGAGCATACGCTGCTTCCTGGAAAAAGGCTTGAACTTAAACGGGGCTGCCGTCATCCGCCGCATCAGGCTTATCTTCCGCATCGGCTGCCTCCTGTTCGTAATCCTCCCAGTCGTTGTTGTTGGCCAGGGCGTCGATAAAGCCGTCGTCCTGCTTATTGTCAGGCGGCTCCAGCATAGCTTTCAGCGCTTTGCCCTCCGCCTGGAGCTTGTCGATCCTTGCCTCCTGCTCTTTGGCGTCAAGGCTCCGCCACTGTGCCGGCTTCCGGTTCTTCAGCCAGAAGATCTGCGCGGTGGTATTCGGCGGGTAGTATTTGCCGTCCGGCCCCACAAAACCAGTCGCTGATTTATAAAGTGCATTTTCGACCTCGATGTCGACGACTTCTTTGCCTTTTTTTAGGGCGTCGCAAATATCGCTATGCTGATTTTTCCATCTGTACAATGTCGCGATATTGATGCCCATGTTATTCGCTATGTCTTTGTCCGTGAGGCCGTCGCGTGCCCAGCCTTGGATCCGCAGCAGGCCCTCTTCGGTCAGCCACTGATCGTATTTAGCTGCCACGCTCTCGCCTCGCTTTCTTCGCATAGTAAAAGCCCTCTCCGGCGCTCGCCGCACCGAAGAAGGCTTCACAGGAGGACTCAGACTGCCGGTTATTCCGACACTGAATCACAATATCGTTATATCACAGATCCGATTGACATTTGTGACATCTTTGCCACGCCGTCATCCCGGAGCCGGTAGACGTGCCGTGTGCTGTAGTGCAGGTGGTCCGCGATCTCCTGCATGGACTTCCGCCCGAGGTAGTACGCGTCGAGCACCGTGGCTTCCCGCGGATCCTCCAGGCGGTCGATCACGCGGGAGATGCGGAGGATTTCCATGGCCATAGAGCGGCGGAGGATGTCAATCTGCTGGTCGAGCTCGTCGACCTCGGCCATGATCCGCGCCATGCTGTCCTCCGGTGACGTCTGGACGGGATCCTTGTCGTAGGTGATCCCGGACGGCAGGAGGCAGCTCCGGAGCTCCTGGCGCCTGAGGTCCTTCCGCCAGATGGCATCCGCGATCCGGCGGGGACCCAGGAGGAAGTCATAAGTGTCCTGGTACTCCAACGGTATCACCTTCTTTCTCTTTCCGTGCCCTGTCATACTTCCGCCAGGTCTGATAGAGCGCATAGCAGACAGGATCTCTGACATACTCGCAGTCCTTAGCTATCTGATAGACCTCGATCAAGTCCATTACGGCATAGCCGATTTCAGAGATCCGGGACTTCATGGAGTGTCCTCGCGATAGGGTTCCGGTAGCGGCATCCATGCAACCACCTTGCGATACTTTCTGCCATCTGGCGTAAGATAATCGTCAGCGTAACAATGCGCCGTGCCATCACTCCAGATGTTCCCTGTCTCAACATATCTGCGCTTTTTATAGTCAAACGTCAGCAAAACCTCTTCCTCTGGTTTCGGCAACCGCTCCTTACACGGAATCCACCGCTGTGCGGACGGCAATGCCTCAAGAATGTCAGCATCCCGCTGTTTACGCTCTGCCATTGTCAGGCTATACCGCCCCTGTCGTTCAAGCGCCGTTCCATCCTCACAGATAGCATTTATCGCATCCTGTCTGCTGATAGTATCATCCTTCATGCTTGTCATCTCCTTCCGGGCGGTACGGCTCAGGCTCGTAAATCGGCATCCATGCAAGCGCCGTGTTCCACCACATAAAGCCGCCGCTTGTGATAAAGCCTTTATCCCGCCGCTCGCCATAGCGTTTTGTAAAGTTCCCACGATAAAGAGCATCTGTGGTTTTGACCGTCACCCAACACTCCATGTCTTCGTCTGGTTCGCCTTTATCACACGGAATCCACCGCTGTTCTGGCTGTGCGGATGGCAGACCTTCAAGGATTTGCTTTGCCCCTTCGTAACCGATGGCGGAGCAACTCGTTACATACTTTCTTTTCTTTCCTTCTGTCAATTCTTTTTTAAATGCATCCAGTGCCGCATCCAGTTCAATCAGCTTCTTCATGGTCACCGTCCTTTCCGTCCATGTTTGTACCCAAGCGCATAACCCATAGTCCAACAAAAAGTCCCAAAAACATAATCCAGTGTTCTGCAAACAATTCAGTCATTGCCGTTCACCGTCCTTCCCGTCCATCCGTCCGCCGCAGACCGGGCAACGGCACATGACAGAGCCGGTGTCTTCATCGTAGATCCAGGAGCGCGGGACGATGCCGAGATCGGTGAGAGAGAGCTGACCGTCAGTCATCGGCGTTCCCCTTTCCACGGTGACGGTAGCGGCATCCATGCGATTACATTATCAACCGTATAGTCTTCTGCCGCCCACCAGTTACCACCCAAATAATGCTCGAAAAATCCCGCATAAACGGCATCTTTTGTGCAGAAAATTACTGTTGGATATTCCTCGCCGATATTTACATCTTCAGGCAGTCTTTCGGTTACTGGAATCCACTGCTGTGCTGACGGCATCTGAAGGACTATAGCGGCGGCATTTCTAATTCCCTCGTCAAACCCTTCGGCGTAATCCTCTGGCGTATCAGGATCATCATGTAAAGATGTGTCCTTGAGGTCATCCAGAATTTCACTGATCGCCGCCTGTCTGCTGATTAAATCATCCATTGTTTTGCCCCTATAGAATTAAGCAATTGCCTTATTTGATTTAAGTATTCATTCTTGTCCCATCCTTCAATTTCACATATCTCCATGTCCATACGTATATCGTTAAGGATGCGGACAATAGCCTTGTGCCTTGCCAAGTCATTCAACGCTCTTGCCGTGTCCTTGTTAGGTATTATCACACCACCATTCAATCGCTACATCCTCCTTGACAAGTGCATGTTGATACTCGCCGCCAAAGCGTGATTTATTGTTGTTGATAAAGCGGTATCCCGCTGGCGCATTTGTGCATCCACCAACAACTTTCCATCCTTCAGGTACATGGTCAAGAACTGCCATGCCTCTTACCTCCTCCTGTTGCACTGTGTTGTTTCGCATGTTCAAGCTCCTTTTCTGCCGGGAATATAAATGTTCGCTCATCCGCATCAATCGCAGACATAAGCATCTCTAAAACATATGTGCATTGTTCGCGGTTTTTATACCTTGCCAGTTCGCCACCGGCTCCGTTTTTCGCCACCGCCTGAATACCTGCCCCATTGCCAGTTACGTGAAACCTCGATATGTCTGCGAAGTTCCAGACCGCTTGCCTGTTTTGCGTGTAGATTGCTATCATGTATCGCTACCCCCATTAATCGCCGCCGCTCTGCTGATGGTATCCATACTCTTGCGGCAATGTATATGGTCACACTCCCAGTCGCCACCATGATTCACGCAGTCTGAGCAATCCAGTTGTTCGGAATTTCCGAACCGCTCATTATCAGTCATGGTTGTCACCGTCCTTCCGTTCACCCCGACTGCAAAAGTCCTCATCATCAACATCTTCAAATCCAGTCCATTCGCACCGCTTCACGGGAAAGCCAAAAGCACGATTATCGGCAAACTGGTAATGCTTGCAGTCTTTGCATCTGATCACCGGGACAGCATCCACTGTCGGCATCGCATCAACGTCAGACGTATGTATCAAGCCGCCACGTTTGCCAAATGATTTTGCCTTCAGCGCATCCGCATCCACAAGCCGCATATCATCACCCCTCTTTCGGTTCCCACTTTGACGGGGCATCAGTGTACCTCTCCTCACACTCATTACACGGATACACTCCCGGCATCCTGTCCGCATGGCGGCAGTTACCGCAGTCAGGCTTTTCGCCGTCACACCTCAACGCTTCTACCGCCATCCGACACGCCTCAGCCAGCGGCGTGGTCGGGCACAGCTCAGCCGCCCTGGTCAGCTCGTTAATAGCTTCCTGCTTAGTCATACTTCCACGCCTCCTGCTCCTTGTAGACTCCGACAACATCATGCACCGTATACTCTTGCCTGACCTGCTCGACCGCCTCTCTGGCGGACTCTGCTTCCGTCACAATCCACAAGGCGAAAGACCTTTCCGTCTGGTGGAAGCATACAGCATACTTAGTCATGGTCACCTCCTTGCAATCGCAAAGCCACAGTGCGGGCAGAATCTCCACCCCGCCTCATCAACACCGCTGCCACAGTTACCGCAGTTGTAACTCGTCCAATATCTGCCCTTATACGGTTTCACCGGGACAGGAATGGTCTTATCGCGTTCATACCGCATCCGGGCGAGAACACAATCCTTGATCGTGCTATCCGGCTGACGTTCCGCCCATGCTATAGCATCGTTATAGCTGACCATCATGCCGTAATGCTGACTCATGCCTCCGCCTCCTGTTCTTCCAGTCTTTTCAGCGTGTTATAGACAGTAGCCTCACTGCATCGGAATTCTTCTGCCAGTTTCTTCGCTGACCAGCCTGCGTCACGGAGCGCCCGAAGCCCTTTAAGGTCGGTAATCTTTCGGTTGGCGTATTCGCGCTCAACATCATCGACGGTTTTCTTGCCGCGCTTCTTGGGTGCGCTCTGCTCCGGATCGGGCGCCGGGTTCTGAGCAATGGCATACGCCGCATCCAATTCGGAATACTTCATGCTCAGGTCACCATACTCCGAGGCAAGCCGGTCAAGCTTCTCTTTTAAATCTGCATTTGTCTTTTTGAGCTCTGCCAGCTCAGCATCCGAAGCCATGTCTTCGACTGCTTCGCTGAAATCCAGGTTCTCAGTTGCGACGGTCTCCGTGAAGAACACAGCGCCCTGCTCAAAGCGCTGGAGGACTTCCTCAAGGCCCAGAACAGTCTCAGCGTTAAAGTCTACGACCTTGACCGTCCGACCGCTCAGAAACGCTCTCAGCGCCTTGTTCATGCTTACCTGTCCCCACATATCACTCCTCTCCGTACTGGCACTTTACGCCGTACTGCTTGTATACGTTGTCCATGTATTTCTGCAAGGTGAAGTCCTTGTCCTCAAATACCCTGTCGAGCTCATCCTGCAAGTACGCCATGTAGTTCGACAGGCGACAGCGGTAGTCCTTCTCCGAGCCGTCCAGACCGCGCCAGCCAATGTCACGGCAGAGCACCGTCACGCTGACCGCCATCGTCATGGCAAGGACGAACTTCGTATCTTCCACCCTTGCCGTCTGAGCTTCTGTGCGCAGTTCTGCGGTCGTTTGCGTGTTGATGCGATCAATGTATGCCATCGTCTCCTTGACGCCCGCCTGAGCCACCCTGCGAGCCATAGCGCGCTTTATCTGCTTCCTTAGACTCATCCGCTCACCATCCTCTCGTAAGCGTGCATCCTGTCGAGGTAATCCGAGCCGCCGTACTTCCACTGACGCTCCGCATGCGGACTCTGGTCATTGACGCCGGGGATGTACCTCGGGACGATTGCCACGTTGAACGCCCTCTTCTGCGCGTCTGTCGGTTTCCGTGGCGGCGCGGTGTGCCTGCCCTTTACCATCGCCCGGAGCTTGTGCCGGGATATATACTTCGTCATGCCCCCATGCGACAAGCCGAAATGCTCAGCCGCCTCCGTGACGGTGTGCGTCAGGAGATACGCCTGCACATCAGCCGGTGACCGCCCTGCCATCTTCCGACCGCGCTCCCGCATCGCGCAGGACTTGCACATGCTTGAACCGCCATTGATCAGGTCGGTCGCCCGAATGTTGCTCTCATTGCCACATGCGCATCTGCAGCGGTATTTCTGGCGGTCATTCGGATTGCTTCTGTCCCGCGGCACTGCCTTGATCACCGTCCAGCGCCCGAAGGTCTGCCCGGTGAGGTCTGGAATTTTACGATTTGCCATTGTCCACCTCCCAATCAAGCTGATCCTCTGGATGATTCTCCTTCCATCTGACCATCAGTTGACTGTTCATAGCCAGAGCCATATCCCTGCAGAACTGAGAATTGTCGTACTTCTTACATACTTCTATCAGTTCATTCAGAGCATTCTCTGCCTGTTCCTTAGTCTGGTCATCATAGTGTTTCTTAAATACTTTCCATAATTCTGAACATATTTCCTGTTCGTGATGATTAAACATTCTTTGTCTGCCCCACTGCCCCACTTTTTTCAGGTACCGCCCCACATTTTTTTGCACATGTGGGGCGCGGTTTTGGCTAGTATTTATGCGGCTTTTTCGATTCCTGCCCCACAAGCCCCACTTTTTTTAGACATTCCTATACGCGCGAGGCTTGCGTGTGTGTGTCGCATTTACCTCCCATATATGAAAGTCTATTTTTCGCCCCACTTTTGTGGGGCAGTGGGGCGCGGCCTTACAGTTCAAACGGCAATTCAGCCTGCTCCGTAGCGTCCATGAACTCCTCCGGCTGGTCGGGATCCGCGCCGCCGTCGCCCTGGAGGCGAAACACATAGCATCGCGGGCGGCCGTTTCCTCCGGGCAAATTGACCTTGGTGGCGAGATGCCGCCCGTCTTTTGCCGCCAACAGCCCGGAACTCTGTGCCCACCTGACGAATTGTTTCGGAGAGAAGTTGTATTTCCCTCCGAGGACTTCCAGCGCTGCCGGAATGATGGCGACCGCTGTGCCGTCGTTCTGGAAGCAGCCCCAGATTTCCCCGCGATAAAGACCGTTGTCATCCGGTTCGAAGCGGTTGCGGTTTATCTGGACGGCGTCAATCAGGTGCTCATAAGCCCGGTGCATCTCGGAGACCGCCGCCGCGCCTTTCAGGGAGCGGACGCAATAATCGAGATTTAAGCGGATGCCATCATGGAATATATGTTCATCCGCAATCCTGTCCGCCGTCAGAAGCACCGCCAGCGGGGTTATCTGTTTCGCTTCCTTCTCCTCGCCGGTCTCGGTGGCTTTCTCCCGGATCTGCCGCTCATACTCTGCGACCATTTCCTTGATGCCCGCGGACCCGATCTGCCGCACCGCCTCCACGAACAGCCGCCCGGCGTGTCCGTAAGTCGCGCTGATGGTAGTTACAATGGCGTTGCCGTCCTTGAAGATGTCTCCCCCTTGAATTTCGAAGTCAAGGACGCGATTCACGGCTCCGCCCTGCATAGTTTCGTCCGTCAACGGCCGCTCGATGTTGGTCAGGATGATGTTGTCCCATGTCGCGGTTTCCCGGAGCCCGATGTCGCGTGTTAAGCGCCCTTTTCCGCGCCCCGCGCAGAGCATGTAAATCAGCTCCGTGAACTTCTCCCGGTCGCGGTCGCGGATCTTTGACAGGTCGTCGATCATAAGCGGGAGATTGTTCAGAAGGTTAAGCCTCTGCTCGAGGCTGTTGATGGTCGAGGTTGACTCTGCAATGAAATGCCCCTGTGTCGGGTCTGCCCAGATACTGGTTGCCAGCATCATGGCGACCGTCTTGCCGCGCCCGGATTCTCCATAGAGATTCACGAGGAACGGCGCCACGTTAACCAGGGAAACGATGACGGAGCCGAATGATGCCGCGATGTAAATGGCGGCCTCCGGACGCCTTGACGCCCTGACGGCCTTCACGGCGATCATCCATGCGTTCGGGTCGCCCACGGCTTTGACGGAATCGAATACGTGCTTATAGCTCGGGTCTGCGTCCATCTCGATGACATCGCTCCCATAAGGAAGGAACTCCCCATCGATCCATCCGAGTTTTGAGGTCGACACCTTCACCGGGATCAGACCTGGATTCAGCGCCTCGTAATCTGCGAGGTATGACACAAGCGCCCGAGCGGATTCTGACGTGACCGGCACCCCGTATTCAGCCAGGGAAACGATTTTCGAGTTTGAGGCTATGACGTTTTTTCCGACAACGATCGCCTTCGCCCGGCCATCCTTCCCCCAGAGCAACTGAACCTTTTCCTTCTGCGATTCTCGGTTGATCATTCTCTGCGAGATCACTATCGGATAGTGACAGGCAACGATTACACCCTGGAAAGAGTTCGACATCACGCCATGCTCGTTGACCGTCCAGCGGCCCGTGTTGGCCTGTATCATGTTTTCGCTGTCGAGAACAATCATGGACTCGTTTACGACTATCTGACCGCTGTCGCGTTCCTTAGCCGCCTTCTCAAGCTCTTTTCGCGTCCTGTCGATTTCCTGTTTCTGGGCCTTCAGCAGTTCCCGGAACTGCCGCTTGATTTTCAGCTCCCCGGCCCGCGTCTCTATCTTGTCGAGCAAGAGCACCCGGTCGACCTCGCTGGATATGTCATAGATCTCTTCCATGAGCTCCGTCGACAGGATCTCTTCCCTTGTCAGATATTCGGGCCTTGATAAATCCATGTTGCTATCACCTCTTTTCCATCAGGTCGCAGACCTCCTGATATAGCGTGTCGACCTTGTCGCGGAGCTCCGGCAGTAAAGCGGTCTCCCGGATCCAGTCCGCGGAATACGGCTCCGCCTGTTGGATAGCGTCCTCGCAGGCCCTGAGCCGCTCCGCATAAAACAGGTAAGCTTCCTTCTTTGCGGCCCTCTGTTTGTCCTCGGCCTTCTTTCGTTCCCGCTGGCGGGCGATCCGCAGCACTGCCGCGTCCGACATCTTCCCGGAGTCTCCGCCGAGGATCCTGAACGCCGTCTTGAAGTCGCAGTGTTCCGCAAGGCGAACAAAGTCGAAGATGTCACCATGAGCGCCGCAGCCATAACAATGGAAGCTGTCCGGATAGATCTTCAGGCTTGCCGTCCGGTCGCCGTCATGGAAAGGGCAGTTGATAAATCCCGCCCTGTTTGGCCGGAACCCGTACCGCTCGATCACGTCTCTCATGGAAGTCGTGGCCTTGATTTCTTCCTTCGTCATGACAACAGCCTCACGATCTCTTTCCCGGTCTGCCGCTTGTCGCAGAAGGCGAACTGTACGCCGTACCTGTCCCGCATGGTGCAGAGCGAGCGGAACAGCTGCGCCCCGCTTGTGGCTTTCGGGCTGTGACGGCGCCGCGGGTTGTCCCAGAAGAACACGTCCTCCAGCTGTCGGATATTCCCGCCGTGTTCGCAAAGGATGATTATCTGGATCCCGCTCTCCTTCGCCCGGACCAGCTCCGCCCGGAACCGCTCGTGCTGTTGGGTGACATTGTTGCAAAGCTCGCCTAAATCTTTCTTTCGGTCGATGACCTTCCGAGGATTGTCCAGAGACATGTAATCCCCGACATACAGCTTTGACCTGAAATGCTGAACGCCGACCGCATCAAGTTGTGCCTCAATGCGGTCGCGCTCAGACGCGTGTTCACGCGTGTCAATCTGGATCTGCATGGGCTACCCCATCAGTTGAAGGGAAGTCCCTCGTCATCCACGTTGTCCGGGACGTTTACGAATCCGCTGCCGTTGCCGGTCGTGGTCAGGCGGGCACGCTCAGCGTCGGAAAGCGGCTTGTCCTTCGGGATTTCGGCGGAATCTGCTTTGTCGTCCGTAACGAACCACCGGAGCTCCGAGCGGACCTTTTCCTCGCCCTGGTACTCGCTATGTACCATGCCGTAAACGCCGCCGATCTTCTTGTTTTTGAACTGACCGCACCACTGCGCGCTGTCGTCCGTCCAGTTGATAGTCGCGCCGTTGGACTTCTCATAGCAGGTGCAGAACGTCTTAAAGTTCCGAGAGGTCTTTCCGTCCTTGTCGGTGGTGGTGCAGTAGATCGTACCTCCGCGCGGCCATTTTCTGTCCGGGCGGATGTCGTCCTTGAACTGCTTCATGAACAGCTCCGGCTGCTTGTCGTTCTTGGCGAAGTCGACCAGGATCACGACCATCGGCTTCCCGGCCTTCGTCTGGGACTCGTTGACCTGCTTAATGATCATGTGGTGGCCGCCGACCTCCGGAGCTTCAAAGTTGCCACCGGCGGGAGTGTTGTCGTAGTTGTTGGGTTTCTGCATTGCTTAATCCTCCTTTGAGTTAAGATTCCAGTATTCACGGATTTTGTCGTCTACGAACTTCAGGTCGTTCGGGATCTCCACAGAATCAAACATGCCCTCCGGGGTCTTCGCGGAGCTGATGCCGTCGCCCTGGGTGTAGAAACGCTGATCCCGGCAGTAGATGACAACATCGAAGCATCCCTCAACGGTCAGCTTCTCGTCGAGCATCTTGCCGATGGTCTTCACCTTTTCCCGTCCGGCACCATCATCCTCGCTGTGGTGAAGGAAATAAACGATCTTGTCCTCCTCTCCCATATTGTTGATGTTGTGGATGAGGTTTCTGAAGTTCAGGGCGATGTCGGTGAACTTCTGGTAACCGTTTTCCTTCGCCCGGTCGAAGAACTCATCCGCCAGAAGGTACTGGCTGTCGTCGATAACGATGGTCTTGCACTTTGCCGTCTTAATGGCCCGCTCAACGAAGGAATACCGGGCTTGCGAGATCTGCGCTGCCGTCTGGATGTTCGGGCTGTCTTCGTACTTCGGGATCCGCGCGACCTTGATGCCGGACTTAAACGGCAGCCGCGCCTTTTCCACGGAGATAACTCCGATGCTGTCCGCGAAATCGTTGAATCCTTTCAGGCTGTAAGTCTTGCCGGAACCGCTCCGGCCGATGATCAGAACAGGAATTGCCATTTAATCTACCTCCTCAATATTTTCCGTTAAAACCTCATAGTGCTCGTTTACCTGGTCGATCGCGAGCTCCAGCATGATGTCGTGGTGCTCGTTAAGGTAATCTTCCAGGCAATCACCGCAGACGATGTCGTCTCCGATTTCATAAGCGGTATCCTTGACGATGTGCCGGTGACAGTAAGCGCAGACCGGACGCCGCTTTTCCCAGCGGCCGAGGTCATCGGCGTAACGGTCATAATCCTCATACGGTTCGCTCATCAGATTCACCTCCCACCGGGATGACCTTGTAGGCGCCGGATGCCAGTGTGGTGACATCCTTCTGCACAAGCTTCAGCAGGTGGCGCTGACCATAAGTGTCATCGATCTTGTGGAGCCCCTCGCGAATAACCTCCAGAGCGTCTGCGATGGCGTAGAGCTGTACGCGAAGTTCGTTATCTGTCATTTTTGTTCCTCCTTTGTGCTATACTGGAGGCGTAAGCATACATACCCGTGCTTACACCTAAACCCTCGAGCGTCCGCTGTCCCCGAAAAATCAGCGGGCGCTTTTTTCTATCTTCCATGCCCACAGCCGTCCGAACGGGATAAACTCACCCGGCTCGACAATCGGATCCAGATTGCGCCATACCGCCGCTCGCTCCCTGTCCCATTGGGACTTCCAGCGAAGCATTGCTGACGGTGGAATACCGGAAAACTTAGGGTCTTTCTCCATTACTCCACCTCCACGAAGTAGCGGTCGTTATCGGAAAAATCCGTCTCGCGGATCCGGTGGTAAGTCCCGTAATGTCCGAGCAGGTATGGGATGCGGTCGTTAATCCTCAGCCGAAATGTGGTCTCTTTCCAGTAGCTGCCCGGAACGCGGAACTTATTGAGCACATACGTCCCGGACTTCAGCTCCGCCATTTCCTCGACGGATGTAATTTCCCTCAGCACTGGACTTCCTCCCCTTCATCATCAAGCGCAATCTCTGCACCGCATGCCGCATAACCGGCAAGGTCGACCCAGCTGTCGGAACTCTCATAGTTACTGGTGATGATCCGCGCAATCTTCAACAGCGCCATCATGTTCGCGACGTCGACAGCAGCCAGCCGGTCAGGCGTACCCGCTCCGCCGACGCCCTTCAAGTACGTGTTCCAGAACTCGGCAATCAGCTCAAAGGACTCTTCCGGGCCGCTATATTCTCTGTTGCGATCGCCGTTAACGATTTCTTTTGCCTTATCCAGCAATGCTGATCTTGTCATAGGTATCCTCCCGATAGATTCTTCCGTGCTTAATATCGCAGATGGTCTGTTTCGATACTCCGTAAATCCTTGCAAGATCTACGCCTTTGTACCCAGCTGCTAATGCCAGCCTTATTTCATTGGCGTCTCTGATTGTCAGCTTCTGCGTATCAGCTATCTTTCCGTCTTTTCTGCATCTGTACTTATCCAATGCATTTTCTTTTGCTGTTCCATATGCGAGATTGCTCAGGCTATTATTCTTGCAATCTCCATCAAGATGCCTGATTTCAAAGCCAACCTTCCTTTTCCCAACGAATGCCAGCATCACAGCACGGTGCACCTTGATTGTTTTGCCGTCAATCCTTACCATTGGATAGCCAAATTCATCGAAAGCCTGTTTAAGGATTCTTTCTCTGACTTTTTGCGGTCTTCCGTTGGATCGAATAAGGACCCTTGCAACGCTTTTCACTCTGCCTTTGTCAGATACCATGTACCCATGTGAAAAACCGGGAATGAATTTCCATCTTTCTTTTTCTCTCATTCCGTCACCGCGCACCTCCGTTAAACATGTTCAGCGCGAAGAGCATCAGCACTCCGCAGAAAAGTAAGCCGTTCATTAGTTGTCCTCCCTCCAGATAAATACCCGCGCCCTCTGGACGCCGTGGTTCCATGCTGTTCCATGATTCGTGTAGTAGACGTCAATATGCTTTCCTTTGACGCCGGTATCCTGTGCCCAGTAGATGCGACCATCTACCATGACCATGCTCCCAAGCGGGATGACCGACCTGTCGACCGCTATAGTCTCGCCTTCCACCGGGTAGACGCCGCTGGCGGTCTTGCCTCCGGCCCACTTCCCGGCACACTTCCGACAGTTGCAGTACCCGGTGGTTTTAAAGGTGCCCATGTCGACCCAATGACCGCTCGGAATCCGCTCAGCGAAAAAGATATTCTCCGCCGGAGCCGCCGTGCTGGATGTCGCCACGATTGCAAGCGGTTCGGCTTTCGCCTCCTCGACCTGCCAGTGAAACAGCATGGCAACGGTCATGCCGATGAAAATCCCGGCTTTTACTGCTGTCCAAAGTTTCATGTTTTCCTCCTGAAATCGACCTCGTACCCTGCCGCCTCCACGATTAATGCGACCGTCAGGAATTCGAGCCGCCCGAGACTCCGGTCGGTTCCCTTGCGTTTGAGTGTCTCTTTCCCAAGTCCGATCATCTCGCTCAGCTCAGCCTTGCTGACGTCCTGCATCTGCATGGCCTCAGTGACCTTGCCGTCGATGCGGATGGACCAGGTCTCTGCAGGGCCTTTCTTTTTCATTTCGCCTCCTTATACCGCATCGGCAAGCAGGTAATCGACGAACTCTTCCTCAGTCATCGGGACATCGTAGCCGACCATGTCTTCGTCCTCGAACTTCATGGAAATCTGCGGGTCGCGCTTTGCCTTGAGGCGCTCCATTGCTTTGATTCGTCCGTCGATGCTGTTCTCTGCGTTGTTGATGATTGCTTCGAGATAATGCACGTTGTTACATACGTCCGGGTTGACGAAAAGACCGATGCGGACGGAGTAGAACCCGAAAGCGTTCAGCCACTGGTAAATAAGCTGATTTAATCCGATGGAATACAGAACCTCATGGTCTTCATCCTCGCATGCCGTACCGATACGCCGTTCGGCTCTTGTGCGGATGGTGTCGACTTTCAAAACGTGCTTGTTCTTGTGCGTTGCTTCCGCGATCAGGTCTTCAACGATGACCTTCACTGTCATAGAAACCTTTCTCACCCTTTCACCTCCTGTTCGATTTTGTCTAAAATCTGTCTGCAGAGCATGAACCGTCTTGCCAGCTCCGTTCTCTGTCCGTCTTCAATGTTTGAAGACATGAGCCGCAAGTCTATCGTGCCTTCTCGAATGTCTACATCCAGCGCCCAGATTGCTTTGCAGACCTTCAAGCATCTGTCGTAGTAATCCAACGCAAGGATTCTCTGCCGAGATTCATCTTTCCGAGCGTCCGCAAGACTGACGACAGCTTCTTTCTTCTGCTCTTTGAATTCCTCGTGCTCTTTCTGCATGGAATCCATGAACTCTTTTTGTCGCTGAGCGGGTGTTTTGTCGTAACCGTTTGTCAGGTTGTAGGCGGTATTAATAGAAATCTCTCCGCTTCTGGCTTTTGCCTTGACCTCCGGGGTTCCTTTTTCAATGACCGTCTCGACCTTATGAATGGTGTCGTGCGATACGCCAGCGGCGCGGGCAAGTTCTTTCTGCGTATCGTGACTTTCTACAGATTTCTGTGAAATGTCAGTTCTCGTTCCCTGGTTCTTTTTCGCTTTCGCCGCGATCAGCGGTTTCAGCTTCAGCGCCAGTTCCGACCGGACGAATGCGGTAATATTCCGCCGCCCTAACTGGTTCTTGATAATCCACGCTTCGGCGTCTGCTCTTGTGTCGAATTTCTTCTCGATCACATCGAAATGCATTCCGCCATGCTCCGCCGCGATTTTCCATCGGTTGTGACCGTCCACAAGAATCTGCGTGCCGTGATTGGTCGCCCATACAACCAGCGGGTCGCGAATACCGTCCCGCACACAGTTTTCTTCAAGCTGGGCGTATTCTTCCGGGGACAGCGGCGGAATCAGTGCCTTAAATTCGGCGTCTACCATGATGCTCATTAGCCTGCCTCCTCCTCTCCGTCCATTTTATGTGGACTTTTCGGGCAAAATAATATCGTCCTCGGAAAATCCGGTGACCTTACAGAACAGATAAAAATATGCTGTTTTGATCGGACGCTTCCCGGTCTCCCATGCGACCACGGTCTCCCTGGAAACACCCATCTTTTTTGCAAGCTGTTCCTGTGTGAGACCGTTGGCAACCCTTGCCGCCGCCATTGGAATCTGAGCCATTTAATACCTCCTTCCTATTTATGTGAACCACAAGACTCATTCAGTATAGTACACTTTTAGTGGACTGTCAACATTCTATGTGGACTTTTTTAACGAGGTGAACTACAATAGGAAGCGAGGAGGTAGGAACATGAGCGATAAAGAGTATGCTGCTATCATTGGTGCAAATCTTCGAAGAATTGCAAACGCCGCCGGGAAAACACAGTCTGATGTCTGCCGCGATTTGAAGATAGGAAAGAGCACGGTTTCTTCGTGGTTCACTGGTGAGCGTGTCCCTCGCATGGACAAAATCGACATGCTCTGCCAATACTTCCACGTTAATCGTAGCGATCTTATGGAGCCGCGTTCGGAGCCCCGGAAGTCCGAAATAACGGACAGTAAACCTGCTACAGTTGGTTGGTACCTGACGCCGGAGACAGCAGAGATCGCGCAGGAGATATTCCAGAATCCTGAGCTGAAAACTCTGTTCGACGCGGCGAAGGATGCCAGTCCGGAAGACCTCGCCACCGTGCGGGCCATGCTGGAGGCATTACTGCGAAAGGAAAGACGGGAAGATTGATCAACGTGCAGTATCTCGACATGCCCTGCCGAATCCATGGGATGGTCCGGGAGAACGAGGATGGAAGCTATACGGTCATCCTCAACTCCCGGGACAGCAGGGAAAGAAACTTGAAGGCGTATCAACATGAGATTGAGCATCTGAGGCGCGGAGATCTGAGCGCCGATAATGTTCAGCAGATTGAGGCAAAAGCACATGCAGAATAGGAAGGTGAGTGATGGCACGAAAAAAGAAGGGACAGCTCCCCTCTGGCGCAATCAGGATCCAGCGCAAGGTCGGCACCGGACCGGACGGGAAACGGATCATGAAGTCCTTCACCGGGCGGACCCGCGAGGAAGCGGAGCTCCGTTTCCGGCAGTACATGCTCTCTCCAGAGAGACCGAAGGACGCGTCTCTGACCGTCTCTGAGACCGTCTCGCGCTATATCGATGCTAAGGCGGGCGTCTTATCGCCTTCAACGCTCAGAAGCTACCACAGCCTTCTGGAGACGCTGATAGAGGGCTCTGCGCTCGGCGGCATGGATATAAACGAGGTAAAGGCGCAGGACCTGCAGGTCTGGGTGTCGGACCTCTCCGCCGACCACTCTCCGAAGACTGTGCGGAACGCCAACGCACTGGTTCGGTCATCCTTCCAGATGTTCCGACCCGATTATAACTATCGGGTCACTCTGCCCCAGAAATTGCCCGCGGAGTTATACTGCCCCTCTGACGATGATGTCCGCCGCCTGCTGGACAATATAAAGGACCGGGATCCGGAGATGTACCGCGCTGTCCTCCTCGCGGCATTCGGGCCCATGCGGCGCTCTGAGATATGCGCGCTCACTCCCGACGACGTCCACGGGAACAGGGTCACGGTCAGCAAGGCGCTGGTCTATGACGATGCAGGCGGCCTCACAATCAAGACCACAAAGACGCTCGGTTCCAACCGGGTGATAGAGTACCCGGACTTCGTCATTGAGGCGCTCCAGGACTGCTCGGGACGCTTTGTAACCTCTGCCCCGGACGTTTTATCCAACCGCTTCCGCCGGACCGTCAGAAGGCTCGGTGGGCCGTCGTTCCGCTTCCACGACCTCCGGCACTATGCGGCAAGCATCATGCACGTGATCGGGATCCCGGACCAGTACATCATGCAGAGAGGCGGATGGTCGTCGGATGTGGTCATGAAGAGGGTTTACCGAAATGTCATCGACATCGAGGAAGTCCGGCAGACGAAAAAAATCAATCAGCACTTTCAGAGGGTGTCACACGTGTGACAGTTTGCACCATTTCGGCGTACTTTTAAGGGATTTTGCGCTCCCTATTCGGGACATGGAAAAAGCCGGGAACCCGCATAAATGCTTGGTTCTCGGCTTATTTCCTTGCTTTTTATGAAGTGGAGATAGTGGGATTCGAACCCGCAAACACACCGCATAAATGCTTGCTTCCCGGGCTTCGTGTGACAATTCGTGTGACAAAATGTACCAATGACAATAAAAAAAGACCCCCGCGGTTATCCCGCGAGGGTTTCTTCTTATTTAGTAGTCCTGTTCGCCGACGATATGCACGCCCGGCCCTTTCGGCACATCTCTGATGTACTTGTCATCCCACTGGCCGTACTCATTGATATAGCACCATCCACGGCTGCTATGTACGTAGGCATCGGTAACCATCCTGCCGTCAGCATCGAGATAGTACCAGTCTCCACGGTAGTCGAGCCACTGCCCGGACAGCATGCCGCCGTCAGAGCCGACATAGTAATATACCCCGCTGTCGAGGTGCCAGGAATCGTGTATCATCCGCCCGGCAGCGTCGAACACGTACCATCGTCCGTCGATGTACCGCCATTCGTCCCGGACAGGCTCGCCGTCCTCGAGGTACTGCCAGTCTCCGCCTTCGTGCGACCAACCGGAACCTCGCAGGATCGGCACGTCATAGATGTACTCGACATGCCCGACATAGCTGAGAGACGGGCGATTGATGTTGCCGGCATAGAGCAGCGCGTCCCCGACCTTGAGCCGTTCCGGGTGCTGGATGTGGCCGTTGACGATTTCGCAGTCCACGTCCTCGAACAGGTCGGAATGGAGCATGGCAGCGGTATTGAGGAGCGGCACCTCGCATCCGCACCGCTGATAGGTCGCGCAGCCGCTGGAAGAGCAATCGGAATAATACCGCCCACGGTACGGCGTATAGCAGAACTGGCGGAGGTTTTGGCTGTAGACGTTCCGTCCAAGGATGGAGCCATAAAGCGTACGGAAATTGTCCCGCTTGCCCGGCGTGTCGAGCGCCTTGAGCCGTCTGACCTTAAGCAGGCCTTTGCGGACTCCGTTGGACATCTTAGCGGCATAGCGCATGTCGTTATAGGCATAGAGGTTTTTGAGCGACGGAGCGCCGCTACCATGTCCACATATCGTGATATCTCTTTCGGTCATTTCAATCCTCCGGCACAGCGTTCCGGCGGTCGTAGTCCGCTTTAAGAGCCGTCACAATCGCGCCGATGAGCGTGTCAATCGCGGCGAGCGTGGCGGTCAGTTCCGCGGCATGCGGCACCGCCCAGATGTTGCAGAGCGCGGACAGAAAGACGATGACCGGCGCGCCGATCAGCGCGACCATCTTGATGATGTCATAGACCTTGTTGGAAATCATTGATTGCCTCCTTCCATGAATACGCCCTTTTCGACCAGGCGCTTGTAAGTCGACTTGATGTGCTCCGATGCCATAACGGTATAGCTGTTCTTAAAATCCGGGTGTCGCTCGCAGAAATCGTCATAGGTGTCTATGTCGTCCAGCTGCTGGCGGAAGTATTCCCGGCTGTGCTCGATGCCGTTAAGGAGCTCATCATCAAAGCGCAGGATGTGCGTCCGGGCAAGGACAGCGGCGTTGTGGTCTATCTTATCGGACAGCTTTTCCATCTGATCCGAAATCTCGGTAAGTCTCTGCTGTGTCTTGTCTTTCCGCGAGATGAGGAACTGGATGAACGCCCAGAAGCCCCCGGAAGCAAACACAGCAAGTATGATGTCTGTCGGCATCGTTCCCCCTCAATAGAAAAGGGAAGCGGTCGCCCGCCTCCTCATGTTGATAGTTTCGGCGCACCCAAGCCCTCTGCCAACGGATGCGCCATATCCCGCACCGTGCGATATTTACAGCCTCGCATCAGGGCTTTGACTTGGCGGGATGTCCCCATCATAAATACTCAGACTTCGACCCACCCGTACACGCCGGGTTGATTAGTTACTGTATGGCGTACCAAGTGTAAGTCCCGGCTTCCAGCTTATATGATGATGACGCACGGATATATATTTCGCCCGCCAATAAGTACAGGTATCCTGATGTCTGTGTTGTCCATGACGCTCCCACTCCGGATACGGTCACGTATCCACCCTGACCGTCATAAATCGACTTAGTGCGTGTTGGCACACCCGCTTGCCCGGTGTATGTAGACGCATAGATAACCGCGTTCGTTTTTGTGTCGGTATCCTTCAAAAACAGGAATTTAGTTGGTGTAAAGCCGAGTGCAGTCGTATCCGTAATCTTGACGTTAGTTGACGTTTGGACAGTTGTCTCAACCGTAAGAGTGCCAGTGACAAAACCACCGCCGCCCCCGCCGCCACCGCTTGCAGTACCCGTCACCGATGCCACGCAGTCATCATCCGTGCTGTCACCGATTTTGACGGTAACGCCTTGCACGATATTAGCCGCAGTCAAATTGGTGGTAGTAACAGCTTTGATGGTCTGCGCCCCGGTCAGATATTTGCCCGATGCAATCGTCTGGTCTTCCGTTGACGGATGGATGGTCTGCGCCGCCTGAGTGGTCAGCTGACTTGTGCCGCTCCCTGATACCGTGATAGTCCCCGCCGTACCGCTTGACACATACCCGGCAGATACGGACGGGGTCACGGACTGGGTCTTAGAGACAGATGCCGTGATAAGCCCACTGCTGTTGACGCTGACCGTGGGATTTGCCGTGATTGTCGTGGCGGGAGTTGTGGCTGACCCGGATGCCACAGATACAGACTCGTAATTGGTAACATCTGTTGTGCCTGATGCGGATATTGTCTTCGTACCGCTAACCAGTTCCGATGCGCTGACGGTAACAGCTGTCCCGGTCTTTGTGCCGCCCGTTATGTATCCTGTCGTATTGGTTACAGAAGGAGTTACGCTGACACTATGATTAGACACCGTCCCCTTAGTTGCGGTCGGAGTCCCGGCAGTCCCGCTTGCCACAGACTTACTCGCCGCCGATGCATAATGCCCGGCGGGAACGGTAACTGTTGCTCCGTTGACTGTCAGGTCAGACGATGTCTTGCTTTCGATGTCCCCCGTGATGTCCGTGCCATCGTTTTTGAGAGCCGTAACCCCGGACAGCATAGACCCCGCTGTAACGGTCTTTTGCGTCACGTCCATCTGTGTCTCGCCGTTTAATATAACTTTCGCAATCGCCATTTATGACCCCCTCACATACTTTAATTGAACAGCGTCAGACCATCAGGCAGGTCGAGCGTGTATACATCTACTTGGAAAGTGCCGTCAACAGTACCTGAGTAACTGGCATTGTATCTGCTTCGGATAGTCAAAGTGCCACTGGAACCGATTGAGTATGCATAAACACCATACTGCCCTGACGTGCCGGCATACGTTAGTGAACTATGGCGAATACACACTACCGCAGGGACGGCAAAAGCGGAGGATGAGCCGTTTTTCTTGTTATAGTTAATAAAAAAAGCGTCTGATCCGTAAAAGTGCCCGGTACGCTTCCCTGCCTTGTCACGGATATGCACCCATACGATTTTCTCCGCTGTGACAATGGCTGATCCACACGATATTGTTGCCGCAGTGGCGTAAGAAGTCGATGTGGTGGTAACATCAACATCCTGCGTCAGTATGTGCGTCCACGGGGACGAGCCGCCAGTAGGCACATTGACCACAAGCGTTTCAAGATTGGTCACGTCATAAGTGCCGTTTTCCGTCTTTGTCTCTGAGCCGCTGACCAACTCTGACGCCGATACCGTGACCGCCGTGCCAGTCTTTGTCCCACCTGTGATATAGCCCGTGGAGTTGGTGACTGACGGTGTGACCGTTACGCTGTGGTTGCTGACCGTGCCTTTAGTAGCTGTGGGCGTTCCCGCCGTACCTGTGGGCATAGCGTTAATCTGCACGGATGAAAGACCGTCATAGCCACTGTCGGGCGTGATTGTCTGAGATGCCGTGGTCGGGGAGATGTTGGTCTTTGCCTGCAAAGATGCGCCGCCGCCGCTTGCCGTGCCTGTGATAGCGTTGCCCAACCTGTCATGCGCCGTGTAGCCTTGCAAAAGGGTCGCCGCCGTCACCGTGTCCGCAGACAAATCCACGGCAGTGATTGTCCTTATCGTCCCGCCGTGGCTGTCTGTGGTATCTACAACAGATATGGCAGAGCCGCCGCCCATGACCGCAGTGCCTGTCTGCTCCGTGCCGTCTGCGCCGTAAAAGACCTTGCCCTCAGCAACGTCCGATACCGTGGCGGTCGTCCCCGTTATATCGATGAGGGTCGTCCCATCGCTTTTGATAACCTTATTTACCGCCATGCGTCACCACCTTATCCGATGGTAACTGTCTGACCACCTGCGGCATTGTCACTGTAGGAAATCGGGATTGCGTTGACCGTCACCTGAGAAAGATAATTATAGTCAGGGCTGTCCGGGGTAATGGTCTGAGCAGTCCATCCGGGCGTTGCTGTCTTACTCTGAGCGTGGACATCTTCGGAGCCGCTCATCGTGCCCTGCACCGAAAGGATCGTGACCCCCTCACGAATATTCTCAGGCACAAGCAGGCTTGCGCTTGTTGCATCAATGCCGACCTTTCCTGAGCCGTCATGATATCCTTGCGGGATCGTGTACTGCCCGGATGCACTCGTGATTGTGCCAGTGACTGCGCCCCGGTTAGGCATCGTGCCAGTCAGTAACGTCCCCCGGGCATGAGCGGTTTTACCGCTGAGGATCTCGCTGACAGTAGCCGTGTCATTCGAAGTATCGGAATCATAGGTGCAGATTCCCGTGATAGGTGCACCCGATTTGTCGTGGAAAGTTGCAGGTGCAAGCACCGTTGCGGCGGTTGCCGTGTCCGCAGTCAGGTCAATCAGGGTTGTGCCGTTGCTTAATACTACTTTGCTGACATATTCGTTTGCCATCAGATAATACCCCCTATGTAGACGGTTCTCCCGCCCGAAAGATTAGATACAGATTCGCACGGTATCGGTTTGACCTCCACATCGTCAGTCAGGTACCGATTAGCCGTGTCCAGTGTCTGCGTAGTCCAGTCAGGGATGACCGTATACGCCCCTTCATACCGTTCCGCATCGGACTGAGTTATCGCCGTTTCTAAGGTCGCACCCACAGATACCAAAGCATTGACCACCGACACGGTTGCGCTGATTGCCTTATTGATGACGGTTGCTTCCGCTGTCACTGTCCTATACTCAGCCATCCGCACCGACCCCCAGCATATCGCCCACGCTCAGGGTGATGCGGCTGATGCCGACCACAGCCCCGCCGATCCAGAACCGTCCCTGTACGATAAGCGGGCTATCTGCCCGGAGTTTTGCCGTTTCCTGCACCGTGAAAGTGCGGGTGACGGTGTTCGCGTCGGTATCGACCACAAGGTCAGCCATGTGATAGGTCAGCAGCTTAAAGCCATTTTTAAAGCAAATCTCGATTTCGGATACCTGCGACAGCGGCAGGTCATCAGGCGAGATATGGATTTTTACAGAAGGCGTAGTGCCTTGTAAGATTGTTGCCATGTGTATCCCCCCTTACGGCTCATACTCGCCCACGATCCGGTTGCCGTGAGCGTCATGCGCTATGACCCCTTTTAGCAGGGTAGCCGGGGTCACGGTATCGCCAGTCAGGTCTATAGCCGTAATGCTCCGCACAGTGCCGCCCGCCGGGTCTTCCGTATCGACCACAGCAACTGCCGTTGCCCCCCTTGATACGCCGACCTGCATTTGCCCGGACGAATCAACAAAGACCTTTCCGCTGAGTACATCTTCGGCTGTTGCTGTGGTTCCAGAAACATCAGCATACTCACCGGGTATCGCTTCGACAGTCACATCTGCGGGCATAGCAGTCCCCGCCGTTTCAAGCGTTTGCACCTGCTCGGTAGGCGTGACCACTGTCGCGCCGGTGTACGGCGGCAGGTCAGTTACTTTAATCGGCGCAGACAGCGCAGGGGTTACAGCTATCGTCATATCGCTCAGCGCTACGCCTGCTTTGATTTCCGCATCGCTCAGTACCGCCCTGACTGTGATAGTCCTGTACTCAGCCATCAGCGCCCACCCCGATCATGTCATCCACGCCGATGCGGATTTTCTGCGTCCCCACAATGCCGTCTTGGAAAAAAAGCCGCCCCTGCACCGTGATAGTCTTCCCGGGCGTAAACCGTGCCGTTTCGTCCGCTGTAAAGACCTTCGTGATGCTGTTATCATCGGGATTTACAGTAAGATCGTCGAGCGTGTACGTAGTGCAGGAGTAGCTATCCATTACATACAGCTCCACCGCTGTAATATCCGATACGGATATGTCATCCATGTCGATATATATGGTCAGTGCCGGGGTTGTGCCCTGCATGATAGATGCCATGATGAACCCCCTTAAAAAATGCGGACGGGGGAAAATCCCCCGCCCTGCTGTTATCAGTCTTTTACAACATTGCCGTCCGCATCCGCATGGAACCCGGAAGCGATGGAAATCTTACCGCTCGCATCGTCCCACACAAGCCCGACAGCCGGTCCGGTGTAGTGGTTAATCGTAGACTTAAACCGCCTGTCCCGCTCTTCCTGCTCTTCCTTGCTCAGTCCCGGCTCCTGCGCTTCCCGGAGCACCTGTGCGATGCGCTCCTCGATGCGGTGGAAATCCTTTGTGTTTGCTTTCATGTTGACGTTGATTGCCTTGTTTGCCATAGCTTTATCCCCCTTTTTTTATCCATGTATCCTGAGCGCACCGATCCATCCCGTTACACCGAGAGAAGACCCGCTGTCCTGCTCTACGGTCACGGATAGTGTATGCGCCACCGAAAAGTAGACGAAATCAAATCCGCTGATTTCCGTTGTATGCCCGGAGGGTGCTTTAACCGCTTGCCCCGCAAAAGATGTACCGCTCTCAATTTTTGACAGCACCGACCGATACCCGTTTACATTTGCATCAAAACTCGCCCGGCACATTATCAAGTAAAGCCCTTTTTCCGAGATTGATACGGAGGTAATCGTTGTCGCCGTCCCGGAAGTAACGGTTTTACGATCAGACTGAGAGAGGATTGAGTTATTAAGTCCGAGATTTGTAAGCGCCGCCCCAACGGTGGTTGCGCCAGTGCCACCATTGGCAACAGGTACCGCACCAGAAGTATTCCCAAGCCCAAGGGCATTTCTCGCACCGGCAACTGTAGTCGCCCCGGTACCCCCATTAGCAACAGGAACGGCTCCGGAAGTATTACCTAATCCGAGTGCATTTCTTGCCCCTGCAACGGTGGTCGCTCCCGTGCCGCCTTTTGCGACCGTAACGGTCGGCAGACGGTCGATACTCAGCGTCCCGGATGTGATAGCACTTGCGGCGTGGTTATGGCTTGCCGCCGCCGCTCCGATATTGGCAGGGGTAAGGTTGACTTGCCCGGTGCGGTAGGTGCTTTCGGCGTTGCCCTTGACACCCGTGACGCTGTTGACCTGTGCACCTGCGGCGATGCCGTTAAGTTTGGTTTTATCCGCCGCAGACATCAGCCCCGCCGCCGATGTGGTGGCATTGCTGTATGTGGTGTCCTGCGTGGTCAGCGTCCCCGTAGTGCCGTCCGCTTTTGTCCATGTAATCGTCCTGCCGCTGATGGAAAGCCCTACGACAGCCGCCTTGATGTCTGTAAAAAACTTGCGGATTTTCCCGAGGATAACCTTAATGCTGTCCCCCGCCGCAGGAATAGGATACGCCGCAGAAGATGCCGTGGCGGTTGCCGCAACCGTGTTGCTTACATCGCCGCCCGCCTTATCGACCTTTAGCTCAAGGTCGGCGACCGTTGCCGTCCCGGTGTCATTGACGCCCATCGTGATAGATGCGGCGTCCTGGACCACGAGGTGGTTTGTAAAGATAAAAGCCGACGGTGCATCCGCATCCTGGACAGGCATTTCGTCCGGTGTGACCGCAGTCATGACCGCGATCAGCGTTTCGGATCCGCCCGCCAGCTGCCCGTAGATGCCGACCGTCCTGATCAGGTACGCAGTGGCGATCCCCGTGTTGGAAAAGCGTGCGGATACCTGCACGATGCTGTTAGAGTACACGGACGCGTTGGTGATATTTGAGGTCTGTTCGACACCGGTGAGGGCCGTAAGGCCCTTTATACTGGACGTGGACACGGCCACTGAGGACGTCCTCATCTTAGTCCAGGTCAGCTTGGTGCCCTGCAGGGCCTGCGCGATCACGCCCTCGCCTGCCGTGGTCACCACGGCGCCATTATATTTACCCATGTTAGTTACCTCCTGCCGGTATAAGCTGCTCAAAGGTCCGGGACATCCGGTCCGCCATGTACATGCCGGTGTCAGCGGTATTAGTTACCTGCTGGTTGCTGTAGACATAGAGGTGCGCGGGGACGTAGCTGTAGATCAGGTCATGCAGCAGCGCCGTGGCGCCGTACCTGTCCGACGTGACGAAGATCCTGATCCAGCACTCCTCTGGGCTGACCTCCAGCGTGTAATCCGTACCGTAAAGCTCCGTCAGCGCGTCCCGCAGGTCCCAGTAGGTGTAAGGCACCGTCTGGTTGATCCGCATGAGGATGCGCTCCCGGCGGTACTCCAGCGTAGCGCCGGCAGCCACTGAGATTCCGAGGAGGCGCTCCCAGTAGCGGAGAGTCTCGCTGTCCGCCGTCTGAATGTGGGTGTTGGCCCGGATCCGCGCCGCAAGGGCGTCGAACTCCGCGAGCCCCGAGCCTCCTGCGCGCATGATCTCGATATACTCGAGGACCGGCTTAAACCACCGCGGGAGCTGGTCCATGAGGATCTCATGTACCTCAGACATTGATGGTCACCTCCCCGAGGACCGGCACCTGCTGGAGCGCCGCGGTCTCCGTCAGCGTCAGATCTCCGGAGCTCCCGTTGATCGTGAGGCTGGTCACGCTCACGACCTCCGGGACGGACAGGATCGCGTAGACGATCCGGGACGCGTATACGGTGACCGGGTAGCTGATCTGGTTGCTCACCAGGGCGTTGCCCCAGTCCTTGGCGACGCTCTTGATGTACTCCGCGACCGCGGCCCTGATCTCGTCGCCGTAGGTGTTGACGCCGTCCTCCACACCGGCCGCAAAGGTGACCGTGCACACGATGTTGAGCGTCAGCCCCGTTGCGCTGACGATGTCCACCGCGGCCCCGATCGGCGCGATGCCGTAGCCGTTGGGGGAAGGGTTCGACGTGCCCGCCCCGACAGGGCAGATAGCCTCCTGCACGGTCTCCACGAGCGCCGCGGAGGCCGGCTCGAAGTCCGCGTCAATGATTGAGCAGAGGACCGTCCCGCCGCCCTGGTAGGTGTTGGCCGGATAGATCTGCACCCCGCCCACGCCGGGCACCGCAAGGATCGCCTGCCGGTACTCGGAGATGTTGCCGCCGTAGGGCGCCGTTTCAAAGGTCGTCATGTACCGTACCCGGAGCGCCGCGTCGGTCTCCGTGTCTGTGCCCTCCGTGGTGATCGTGCCGATCGAGGCGGACGTGAGCCCCGCGATGGCCGTCACCGGGATGATCTGGCCGCTGTAGCTGTTGCCGATGGCGCCGGCCGTCTGACATGTCATCTCGTAGATATACGTCCCGCCCGAGGAAGAAATCAGGCTGCCGGACTCAAAGAGGACGCTGTCGTCCCCGTTCATGGTCCGGAAGAGGGACCCCGCCGGGATCGCCACGTTAAAAAGCCCCTGCCTTACAGCGGGGGTCGCAGCGATACGGGTGAGCCCGCGTGTCGCCGCCAGGAGGTCCAGGTCCTCGCCTTCCGCGGTCTCCGCGTAGGCCGCCGCCTGGACTTTCCGGAGCACGAGCGCGAGCCCCTCGAGATACCAGGCGAGAGGCCCAAGCGCGGTCTGGATCAGCGAACCCTCGCGCTTGTCGAGGGAGCTGTCCACCTGCCCGAGCATCTGGTCCAGGATCTCCTCATAGGTGTAGCCGGAAGAAAAATCGATCATATCTGCATCTCCTCAGTAAGGTCGCCGAAGACAGTGTGGACGGTGAAAGAGACGTGCATGGACGACGGCCCGGTCCGCGTGAAGCGGTAGCCGTCGACCTGGACGACCCGGTCGTCCACGCTCAGCGCGCCCTCCACGAGCCGCGGGATCTCCGCGGTAATCAGCGCCTCGTCCTGCCCCACGAGTTCGTCGAGCTCCGCGCCGAAGTTGGCGCTGTAGATCGTCCAGCGGAAGCGCTCCACGTTGAGCGCGATCTCCACAGCCTGGCGGACCGCCTCAAGGCCCTCGTCCATGCAGGCGACCTGCATGGTGCTGCGGTCGATGATCCACGTCTTCGACGGCTGGGACGCTACCACGATGTCGGTGGAAAAGCCGGCGACATTAGGTAAAGTTGCCATAGTTGCCTCCTTATGCCCTGGACAGGACCACGAAGCGCTGGCCCTGCGCACAGCGGAGCATCACGACGCGCTCCCCGGCCTGCAGGGCCTCCGAGAGCGGTACGGTGACCGAATCCCCGTCCGAGTCGGTTACGGTGACTGAGCGGGCGCGTACGCTGTCGCAGAGGACGATAGCCGCCGAGGGTATCGGCTGCATGGTGCCCTCCAGCTGGACCGCCACGGGGTCCGCCTGTGTGACGGTCCCGAAGCAGAGGTCCGTAGGCTTGAGGCCCTTGTAGTTGGCCTGGTTGATGGCCTGCAGGACGCTCAAAAGGTCCGCGCTCATGCCGTGTCACCTCCTCCCAGCTGGTCGAAGCTTTTGACCTCAAGATCCATTGTGTGGTAGCCGCTGCCCTCATAGTGGTGCGTGCAGCGCTCCACCAGCAGGACCCGGTTAAAGGACAGCTCCTCGACCGCCCGGATCAGGACCGGGATGATCATCCCGGCGCGGATCCCCGTGACGCCGATGGAGCTGATCGAGAGGGTCTGCTGCACCCGGTTGTAGTACTTGAGGTACGCCTCAGCGAGCTGTGTGATCTGCGCCTCGTTCATGTTTTTATCAACCTTGTCGTAGTACTGCAGGAGGCCCCAGCGCTGCTGGGTGTCCGTGTCCTCGACAAGGTAGACGTCCGTCCTGCCGGTCTCGCTGTTCGGGCGGACCAGCTTGACGCGGTTGTACGTGTTGCTGTCGATGTCGCGCTTGTACTCGTAGTCCGTCATCATGCTGCCGTCGCCGATCACGCCGGTCCGCATGAGGTCCTTGACCTCCCGGAGCACAAGTTTCCCGAAGTCATCGTAAAAAACGAAGATCTTCCCGGTCTCATAGATGACGTGGCTCAGCGCGTCAAAGATGATGTCGAGACAGCTCTCATTTTCTTTGATGAGGGACGGGAAGGTGTATCCGGTGGCGGCAAGGTCCCCGACCACGAGGCCGAAGTCCGCCGCGATCTGCGTGATGATCTGCTCAAGCGTTACCGCCTCCCATGAGTAGGAGGCATTGGCCTTGAGATAACGGAGCTGATCGTAAGCGGTGTATGAGACATTGCCGATGCGGTCGCGGGATGCGGTGAACACAAAGCCCCGGAAGACGGTCGTGCCGTTGTCCCGGAGCTCCGCCACAGAGCCTTCCGGGACTGCGATCCCGGTGGCCTCGACGGTCTCAAAGGACATCCGGCCCGGCGCGTCGAAGCGCTGAGTCTCAACCTCCACGCTCTGGACGACCTGCGACAGGTCGAGGCGCCGGCTGTCGTGGGTGGTGACGGTCAGGCTGATCATGCCGTCACCCCCGCAAGGCTCAGGGAGGTCCCCTCAAACCACCCGTAACCCTCGACGTAGTACGGGGCCGCGGTGCCCTGCTCGATGCGCGTGAGGGCCGCTGTCTCGCCCGAGGCTGTCCCGGCGATCAGGTCTGCGGCGGACGTCCGGTAGTAGCTCCCGTTAAGGACCAGGGACGCGCCCCGGACCATCTGCGGGCTGTCCATCTCGCGGACCGGCGTGACGCTCGCAGTGATCACCTGCGAGATCTGCCCGTCCGCCTGCGTGAGGTTCGCGCCCGGCCCGGCGACTGCAGCTGTAGTCCCGTCAGCGGTGATCACCGTCATCTGGGAGACGCCGTATGAGCGGTACTCCCGGAAGGTGACCTCGTAGTACAGGTCGTCCGGCTCGCCGCCGCGGTCGCTGAATTTGAGGTCGCTGATCAGGCACTGCATGTTGGTGTCATAGTCGATGGAGCGGGAGATGATCAGACGGCACTTCGTGCGGCCCTTCCACGCACGCTCCAGCGCCTTCGCCAGGCTCCTTGCGCTCGCGGATCCGTGCACCCACGGGTCGGAGCGGGCGCCCGGCAGGAAGGACGCGAAGGTGACCTCCCGGAGCCCGGGCCTCTGCGGGATCAGCACCTCGCCGACGCCCGCGATCTCCGCGGTCTTGTCGACAGTGCTGTGGCTTGCCTGGACCTCTTCCGGGTTGACCGGGAGGGTGTACCGCTTCCCGCCGATCTTGATATAGATCATCGTGTCAGGGTTGAGCATGGTGCCCTCCTATCAGTGCGCATGTGCCACGGAGGTCTGGGCCGCCATCTGCTCAATGAGCATCCGCTTGAGCTTGTCCGCGACATCATGCGCGGACAGGTTCCCGGAAGCTCCGGCGGGCAGGGTGACATTGATCTCCGGCGCCAGCGTCTTCAGTTCGATATTGTTCATGTACCTGCGCTCCGCGAGATCCCTGTAGACCTTGAGGTCCTCGTCGGAGAGCTTTACGTTGTCGACCTTGCCGACCTTGCCGACCTTGCCTGTGCCGTTCGGGATCGCGTTCGCAGTGTTCGCGTCGATACCCTTGAGCAGGTCCTTGAAGTCGCCGAAGTCAGTCTGGCCGGCCATTCCTTCGCGGACGCCCTTTGCCCAGTCAGCGCCGGCCTGTCCGCCGTTGACGAAGCCCTCGATCAGGCCATCAGTGTCGAAGCGCTCGAGGGTGATCGTCTCCGGCTTGACGTTCTGCATCGCCTGCAGCCCCGCGATGGCCGCGTCCACAGCCCCCGCGAAATTCGTCCCGCCGAACTGTCCGATCTCGCTCACGTTCCCGATGTTGACGCCCGGGATCGTGTTGATGGCGTCGATCAGCTTATTGATGCCTCCGATCGCCGCGTTGGCGCCGGCGATAAAGGCGTTCGCGATGGCCGACGCTGCCGCGTCAGCTCCTGCAGCCACGCCGCGGAAGGACTGCAGCGCGCTGGATCCGAATTTGCCGACCGCGTTGGCGACTGCCGCGGTGGCGACGGCCCACGCATTGTAAAGCGCCTCGGCGGCGCCGATCACGCCGTTGGCCACGATCTTGATGATGTTGAGCACCCCGCCGAAGACGGCGCCCACGACTGTGGACAGTGCCACGAAGAGATCGCCGACGTGCAGGATGTTGGTGGCAAAGGCGCCCACCACGGTCACGGCCGCGCCGAACACTCCGGC